GCGTCGGGAGATGCGCATTGGCCGCGATCCGCTCGCCCTCAGACGGGCCGTTCCCGCTTGCACACCGTACGGCTTCGTCCTGCCAGTACAGCCGCTCTAGCTCGCGTGTGAGAGTCTCAATCGTCAAGGCTGATCCTTATCGTCTTCCAGTTCGTGCCGACTCGCACCGTGTTGGGCTGTTCGTACGCCGCCGATTGTAACACGAACCCGACACCGAACCCAAACTTCTCGACCGTGCCCCGTGGCTGGGGCTCGCTGAAGATGATCCGTGGTTCCCCCGTCAGGTCGTAGCGTGCCGTGATCTCGCCAACATCAAGGGTCACGCCGTCAGTGACCGCCGCCCGCTGTTTTCTATCCGGTCGGAAAACGATGGTACCGCTCTCACCCGCGAATCGCCGCAGGGTGTCTGGCAGTGCCTCTTTTCCAGTGTCGTTTGCTCGTGGCTTCGGGGCAGATGCAATCGAGTTGTTTTCCAGACGTGGGTTTTTCTCCGCATAGGCCTGTACCAACGCCTCAACAGTCACCCTGCCATCCCAGCCAACAATCTGCCACCACTTTCCGTCCGCCCCCTGAAACCTCCATGTCGGCGTGCTGTCACCTGCAGCCGGCGCACGTCGATCGATGTCGAACGGGAAGCCGTTCTGCCTGATCCATGCCTCAGCCGCAGCACATGGCTTGCACCCTGCAGACGTGATCATAACCACTCTCGGCCGCCCCTCCGCGATCATCGCGTCTGGCGTGCGATCCGCTACAGCCCGCTTGGCAGGAGGCTGGGGGGCTGGCCGAGGTGGTTCCGCAAATTGGCAGAGTGCGAGAAGGATCGGGAGCATCATGTCATCCAGTCCGAGAAGTCGTAAGCTGCACGCCGGAACCCGCTCACGCCCGACACGCGAAACGCCCCGTAGGGCTCGTTGATGAGTTGCTGCGCGTACTGATGCGTCACCAGCATCCTGCCCCCGTCGCCCCAGCCTGCCCCGTGGCTGTTCTGGATCTCCAGCACGTTCCCGCCGTCACGATAGCCGACGAAGCAGACCGCATGGCCCCCCATCCTGAAGCCCCCGGGATTCTGCCGCAGGATGCCCCCCTGATAGCTGGCGTGACCGCTGTACCACGCCATGCCAAACACGGTCGCCGCTCGCCGCTGCCCCAGAGATTGGATCACCTCCTCCACCGAAAACACGCGGGCCACCGATGCCGACCGATGGTTAACCGCTCGTTCGCGAAGTCCCGGGGGAAGGATCGCGTCGAACCGCTCCCCCTCCTGCCAGTACGGACACTCCCTTTCCTCGACCGTGCCGATCTCGTGGCTGGCCATGACGCCCGCCTCGATGCTCACGCCGTGGTCGCCACGCCGCAGGGTCTGCGCCCAATCGAGTGCCGCCAGATAGCTGAACCGGGCCGACAGATCGGGAGGCTTGCCGCGATGCTCCAACGCCAGCCCCCACTCCAGCGCCTTATCGACCGCATTCCCGCAACAGCTATTCCGCGATCCCTGATTGTTGACCGACAGCAGACCGCGAAGATTGACCTCGTCGGGGATAGGCTCGCTGGCCAATGGAGAGTGCGAACAGACGGAATCGACCGCGAATTTCTCGTGTATCGTGCCTTCGTGGCAGCCGAGTCCGATCTTCATGCTAGCGCCAACTCCATCTGTCTTTCGCGTCCTGCCGCGTGTCCGATCCTCGCCCGTGCAATCTCAATGTACTCCGCGGACAACTCACAGCCAACGAACCGGAAGCCCTCCAGCATCGCCGCTTTGCCAGTCGAACCGCTGCCGGTGAATGGGTCGAACACCAGCCCATCGGGTTGGGTCACAAGTCGGCATAGGTAACGCATGAGGTCGGTGGGCTTCACGGTGGGGTGGTGGTTGGCCTCGCACCCCTCATCCCGATCTCGCTTCGACGCCTTGGGGCAGTAGAAGAACCTCGCCGCATCCCCCAGCAGATCGGTTACCTCCTCGCTGCCGTCGTGGATGAAGTTCGCGGGCCAGCGACCGAGGGAGGTGTCCACCTCACGGCGGATTCCAAGGGATGATTGGTTCCATTCGCTCGAAGTATCCATTCGGCTTTGCGGGTTACAATAACCGGGAGTGCGTTTCGCTCCATCAATCCTGCACCCATCCACATTGATCCCACCCGTGCCCCACTCCAGCACGTTCCCCGCCACAGTCCCCCGCAGTGGTTTACGGGCCACGATGATCGGTTCGTAGGCGGGCTTGAGGGCCGTGCCCCAGCCTTGCCACTGCTGGGCGGCGTCGGTGGCGGGCGCGGTAATGTCGAATTCCTGCCCCATGTTATTCGATCCGTTGATTACATCGCGGCCGCCAAAGTTGTAAGCACCGACAGACTGCGTTCTGCCGTGTTTGTTTCTACCAACCACCTCCCGCTCCGCCCCCGCTTCCCGGTCAATCGCCTTGCTCACGTCGTGCGACTTCGGAAAGCCTTGGGCATAGACCCACATCACACAATCGCGGATCTCCCACCCGGCATCCTCGATGGCCACCGCCAGCCGGTGAAAGGTGCGAGTCCCGCCGAACGCCAGCAGATGCGCCCCGGGCTTGGCGACACGTAGGGCAGCCTGCCAGAACTCCACGCCGGGTACACCGTGATCCCAACCCTTCCCCATAAAGGAGAGGCCATAGGGCGGATCAGACACGATGGAATCGATGCTCTCGGGCTCCATCGCCTCCATCACCTCGCGGCAGTCGCCGAGATGCACCGCCCATCGGTCACTCATCAGCCCACCCCCTCGCCAGACTCCGCTGAATCTCGCGATACGTCGCCACGTCCCACGAGTCCCGCTCGCCCTTCGCGGACTTGATCGCCGCGTTCAGTGACTCCCGTGCGATCCGCCGTGCCTCCGCTTGGTCAGCGTCCCATCGCTCCTGAGCTGCCTGCCAACTGCCGGGGTCGGTCTCCGCAGACCTCGCCGCCCGCTCAGACAGTTCTCGGAACAAGGTACGCCGGAACTCCGCCGCAGCCTTGGCGATGTCATCCGCTGGCGGGGTGGGGCTCGACCGGTCGCGGGAAACCGGCATTGGAGCACAACCGCACCCCACCAGCAGAATCAGGATCGGCCACAGAATTCTCACGGCTTGGGCTCCGGTGGGGCAGTCTTCCGCCACGCCTCGACCAACGCCGTCAGCCGATCGAGTTCGAGCGACTTCGCGAGTTCATAGACGCTCTGGCAAAACTCCGCGTGTCCCGGCGATCCCGGCTTGCCGTCCGCCGCAGGGGTCCGCAGGAAGTGCTGTCCGACCAACCCCGCGACCGCAGCCAGCGCAGGCACACCGACCCAGCCAGCCAAGTCCGCAGGGCCTGCACCAACGTCCGGCACGGTCAGACGGCCGAGGTTAAGGAACCCCATGCCGCCCGCGATGGTGGCCAGAATCTGCAGGATGAACCGCTTCCAGTCGAACTTCATGGAGTCACTTGCAGGTCAGCCGCGTCCATCGAAGCCAGCGGGCCAGAGGGAGGGGGAGTCGGTATCGTGGGGCTGACGAACCCAAACTTCAGCATGATCTCGACGATCCGCTGCATCAACTGCTGGGCCGCCTCGTGCAGCTTCGGGTTCGCTGACGCTGGCGGAATCCCCGCAGGTGGGGGGAGCATCGCCAACTGCTGGCGGAATAGGGCCTCGATCTGATCAGGGCTCATGTCGGCACCGGATGGTCTGATTCAGGGCGTGAACGTCAGCCGCGAGAGTCGCAAGGGATGCCGAGTCAGCCTTGCGAGTCTGATTCAGCGTTTCCATCAGATCACGCTGCGACGACGCCAGAGGCTTGATCACCTCAGCATATAGCAGCTTTGATCCGTCCCTGCTCCATACAATGACTTGCCTGATTGCCCAACCCAGTGCAGTCAGGAATGCCGTGCAGGCTGCCGCCAGCAGATACGTCGGGCCAGCATCCGCAGACGATGAATCGGCCAACAGCGGGCCAATGAACGCATAGCAGATGGTGCCAATCGTCGTCACTTCGCCGGCTCCACCGGCACCACCGCCGTTGATGTGACCCAACGCCGCAGCAGATCGATAGCCGCAGTCACAGCCACCGCCGCGATAGGCTGCCACACGCCAAGATTGAGTTGCCCGAGATTCTCGGCCAGCACCGTCAATCCCGTGCCAAGCCCCATTTGCACGACGTGCAGCATCACCCGCCGCACGTCGTGGCCGCTCAGTTTCCCAGATTCGCTTCCGACAGTACCCATTGTGTCCCCCGTGCTGTGAACCCCCACGGTATTGTGGGAGTTCGGCAGGGGGGCGTCAAGTTTGGTTTCCGCTACCTAATCAAACTCCTT